GCCGTGGGGACGGGCTACGATAGTCGTCTTTAAAAGCGCTTGAGTGTTCGAGGCGTTACCTGTTGATACGTTAGTCTGCACCAAGAAAGCCGTGTATCCCGCAGGAACAGTCCATAAGCACATCAAAGTCTGGTTATCGCCGTCTCCGTCAATACTTAAAAAAACATTCGCAGGAACGCCAGATGTTACGGTGCCTGTTCCAGCGCGGATGATGCCTGCGTTTTTCTCGCCAGAGCCTGCCGTCAAAACAATCCCGCGATTTATGCGAATATAAGAGTTTACAGTGGTAACAGGGGTTTGGCCGTTAAGTATAATATCCTCAGAAATCTCGTTGTAGTCTGCGTCAAGACCTTGGATATTAATTGTCCGCGCACCTGTCCCTGCCGCAGCGTCATTAGCACTAGAGCTTGAAACAGTCATCTGTGTTGCTGAAGTTGGGTAAACGTATAGACCGCCTTCTGCCCAGATGGTCTCTTCTGTGTCGCTTACCGCTGGGTTGTTGCCGAACTTAAATTTAAGTTTGTGACCGGGTATCTGCCCACGAGCAACCTGCAAGTTAAACGGCTCAACCGTTCCAACCTGACTTATGGATCTTATCTCGTGGACAGTCATTTTCTTATCCAAAAAACGCCGTAATTGATGTGATGTTTGTCAGTGTTACATGACACTCATCATCAAAAATTATACCGTGATCAGGGATGCTGACTTGCGTGTCGTCTGAAGTGTTAAAAACCATGTCCAACACAGTCGCTCCACCACTGCCGTTCTTAAATACGACCTGTGGGGAACCACTAGACGCGGTCTTTACATAAAAAGCCTTCAGACGAGTTCTGCCACCGTTTAAAGTACCAGTCGCCGTTACTGTCTTGGCAAAAATAGAAGCAGCCATAATGCCCTCCTATTAAGCTGTGTCAGAAGTAGTGTCGATTCCAAAGAACTTCAGTACCACAACGCCCCCTGCACCAGCAGTGCCGGAGATGACCAGTTCAACCTCATCAGGGGTTTCAGTAGCCGCAGTTGTTGCGCCGCCAGACATTCCTAATACACCGTTACAAGGGAAGAAGCCCTTGAAGCCAACAGAGTTAATAGCGACTGCAATGCCATCTACAAAACCATCTGTATCAGCGTCTGTGCCAATGTCATTAATGTTTACGGCGTTAGCCGCTGCACTGGTTACTGTGATTCCACAGCCCATTGGGATGAAGTTTGACGGGATGCCGATAGAGGCTTCTTTATGTGAAGTACCTGTCGCAGCAATCGTGATTGTTGCTGTGTAAGTAGACAAAGACATATTACTGGTTACGACACCAGTGGTTGAGTTCTTTGCAATTGAGGAAAATCCGTTTTCAGAACGCACTGGTCCTGAGAATGTAGTGTTTGCCATGAGTTACTCCTGTCGTGGCTAGTGTCAGATCCACGTTGGATCTGTCAGGGTAAAACTAGCATACACGAAAAAAAGCGAAGCCGCAATTAAGTCGGCTCCGAGTTTAGGGAGGAAACTTACATCTCGTAAGGTTTTTACAGACTAACAGAAAAAAGGGCGACTGTGAAGCCGCCCTTTAACCCAGTATGGAGGACTAGGATTCTTATGCGCCTGGTGAGCCAAACACACAACGTGGGTCTGAGAAACCGAAGCTATAACGCTCACGGGCCTTGAACCGCATGTTGCCTGTGTCAAAGTCTGCTTCCATCTGTGTAGACAGTGGAACACGCTCAAAGTGGACGAATCCACGAGGGGCATCTGTCAAGACAAAGAACGCATCTGGGTCTGTTAGGAAGTCGTTAACGGCGTAACCGTCAGGAAGCATTCCCATTGACCGAAGTGCGTTGATGTCGTTGTCAGCAGTACCGACACGAAGGTTTGACACCATCAGACGCTCTGCAACGAACTGCAACTGGCGAGGAATCACCAGCTTTAGACCGCGAAGTGCGACTTTCAGGCCACGCTCATCAACGAATCCAGCGATGCTGATCAGAGCGTCCTCAAGTGAGGTCTCGTTCAAGTCAGCAGCTGTACCTGGTTCGTTAGCAAACGTGCTACCAGTCGTAAGCGGGTGTGATGCGTCACAGAGTGCAACACCGTCACCGCCAGCAGATGCACCAGCCGTAAACGCATTGTTAAGAATGCTAGCTGCTTTGACCTGCTTTGTGTGTGCCATTGAACGAGCAAGAGCACGAGTGTAGCGAGTAGAGAGACGATCATAAAGATTATCTTCCACAGCTTCTTCCGTGATCGAAAATGCTAGTGCAATGGTTTCATGATTATACCGAGCGGTATATGCTTCGTTGGCATCGTCAAAATTGACGGCGGAACCTTCCGACTTAGTCGGAGCGGCGCCAAACCCGGAAAGCATGACCTCTTCTTCAAATGCTCGATCTGAAGACTCAGTGGTGAAGATTTCGGCGTGCTGGTTTTCGTACCGGTTGTACTCCATGCCAAACAAGGCATTGAGACCCGGCTCCAGCTCTTTCGCCAGTTGTGCGCGAGAAATAGCCATTTAGTGAGCCTCCTTAAACGCCGGTAGTCGATGGAGTACCAGCAGCAATACCACCATTGGCGGAATTAAAGCTGTTATTCAATCGAACGATTAGACCAATACCAGCCGCTGCGAAATCTTGATTCTCAACATCATCTTGAATGCCGATGATACGAAGATGCAAGGCAGCAGTAGTAGCGATAGTGCTGACACCCAACTTAGCAGAGGAGATACCAGTGGTTGTTGAACCAGAAGCACCCGCCGCAAAGTTTGCGTTAGCGAACACATGACCGCGTGCAGTAGCTTCGTTAGTCAATGAAGCGTCTGATGCGATAACAAATGTTTGCATTGGGTTGTCATACACGAAGGCTTTGACGGGATGATTTGAATCCGCGCCTGAACCTGGCCAGTAGTTTGAGAAAATTTTCTCACCAGTGGTAGACGAAACGTATTCGCAACCCCAGAAAACACCAACAAGACCTACAGTTCCACCAGCCGCCGCGCCAACAATGTCAATAAAGCCAGTTGACAGCGGAATAACAGGGGATCCTTGGAATATCGCGTTTGTGTTTCCAGAGGCGATACGATATTCAGTCGCACCAGTGGTGTTTGCAGCCTGACCGACTACACCAATCGGACGAAGTCCGAAGGCACCGTTAGTATTTGCCATGATAGCAATACTCCTCTAAAGTTTACTCGGAATCGCGTTTGCGACCTCCGAAAGTTACACGACTTTGCCTCTCATTACTGATAGGCATGGAAGGATGTTGTTCCTTCATAAGATCCTGATCTACAGCCGTCATTTGTTCGCGGGTCCGGTTCCCGTAATACGCGGATCTTTCCTGCGCTGTCTCTTCAGGTATTCGGGCGAGCATTAATCCACCGTTGCCAATAACACCAGCATGTGAACCACTATCAATAATTGCATAATCAAATCCAGGGTACTCATCGGCTCTGACTGGTTCCCATCCCTCACGAAGTTTGGAGTGGACGTTCATTTTGTCGTCATCGCCTCTAAGAGAAGTCCGGATCCAACGATGAGTATATCCATCAGGTGGAGCAGGTGCATCTAATCGGCTGGGCGGTGCCCATGGTTTTCTGCGCGTTGCTTTTTCGCGAGTTTCTGTTGACCGTGGCTGTCTTGTATCACTCATGGCTTAGTCCTTTACATACTTGGCGTATTCTTCTAAAGGAACCCCAAGTTTCTTTGCCATAGCCACCTGTGAAGGTGACAACTTGACGGTCCTGCGCCCCTGTTTATTACTACGAGATGCGGAAGTTGAAGCCGAGGCGACCCTAGAACTTCCCTCGTTTTGCTTGACACCCATGTCATTTGGGAAGCGTTCCCTAAGACGAGCATCTAATTGAGTATAGTATTCATCTTCTGTGCCGTCAAATCCTTCCGCACGAAGATTGTTATCTATAACAAAAGCGGCTTGCGTCATGATCTCGTCATCACCAAACCAAGTGTTCTTTTCCGCCCACCGTTCCGCTTTGGGATCGGGCTTGACCGCCGGTTGTGCAGCCGGTTGTGCCTGCTGAACTTCCATTGGTTGCTGCTGAACAGCTTGCTGTTCCTGCCGTTGTTTAGCTAATCGAAAACGCTCCTGCTCAATAGAAATCTTTGAAAGAGCTTGTTGCGCGTCAAACATCGCATCAACATCACCGCGATCATGTGCATCCCTATAGGACTGCTTTGCGGTGCCTAGCTGTGAATCCAACCGAGTTCCATATTCAGAAAGATAACCCTGATCTAGATTACTCAGTTTAGTTTTTAGCTGCTCATTCTCGTTCTTTAAAACTTCAGCAATACGAGCGGCTTCTTCTTTGTCCCGCTCTGCGTAACGATATTTTTCCGTTAGTTTTTTAATTCGTTTCTGGACACCCTTACTGTAGTTGTCCAGTTCTTCCCCGTCAGCCTTCTCGGTTTCTACCTGAAGGGGTTCTTCTTGTACATTAACCTTTTTCTGATCGTCATCAAGCGTTACCTCGATGTTTTCTTCTTCAACTGCTTGAGCTTCTGCCATCACAACCTCCTAGACCTGCTTAACATCATCAGGCTCAAGGATAGTAGCGATTACCTCATCATCATTGATGATGCGTACCTCGCCCCCGTCAATCTTGAACCTAGAACCAGAATACCTACCAATGCAAACCCACTGACCTTCTTGGCACCACGCTTCGGGGTTGTCGCCAAACTTGTTAGGATCTTGGTATGCCAACGGGCCTAGCTTGAGGACGTATGCCACTACCGTGGCCAAAGCCTCTCGCTCACGAGCCTCATTTGGTATG